ATATTCACACTTTTTAAAATTCTTCCTTCTAAATCGTCCACTCCATAAACCTTTTCATAGAAATTATTAGTAACTTTAATTTCTACATTAGAAGATTTATCCTGATAATAAGCATTCCCTAGTTGATTTTCAATGCTATCTTTATTATTTATAGCATCAAATCCGCCTAGTCCATTACTCTCTAATCTATAACCAAAATCTTTTAGTTTATTTTTGATGATGTTAAATGCTCCTTCAAATGTTCCAACTTTCTCTATCTCTGCTTTCATATCTTGAGTATTGACAAACTTAGATATTAAACCTTGATATACAGAACTTTCAGAAAATGCTTTTATTAAACTAGCTTTTGTATTTTCATATAAAGATTCCCCTAAAGTTTTTGAAAAAGTATCAAATTTCTTTTCTTTTTGAGCATCATTCATTGCAGTACTTAAAATATTTTTCATATCATTTAGTTTGTCATTAAAATCTGAATTTGGAAGTATTTTATTAATAATAGAAATATCTATACCTCTATTTAATAAAAATTGTTTTATAGAATCAATAGACTTTTTAGCTTGTGTTTCTATTCCTTCAGCTAATTTTAACTTATTAAAGTCTACTCCAGTAAGTAAATCATTAAAATCTAACCTTCCACTTTTCTTAATGTTAACCATCTTTTCAGAAATTTTTTGAAATTCTTCATTAAAATAACTATCTAAATCAGAAAAAGCTACATCATAAGCAATTGAACTTGCATTTTTAAATATTTTTTCAAAATAACTTTTCATTGATGTTACAAATCCACCGTTACCACTAGCTAAACCTTCAATCGTTTGAGTTCTTACATCTTGCATAGCAGTAACTAAAACTTGATTATTTTTAGCCATTTCTTTAATAGTAGAATTGTATTGCTCTCCAACAAGTCCCATTTGTTTAAATTGCTCAGTGTATTCTTCAATTAATTTCTTTTCAGATAAATAATCTATTCCAGTAAAGCTTTCAAGAGTTGAACCTCTAAATAAATCTTTCTTTTCTCTTTCCAGTAAATCTAATTGTGATACAAACTCAGATATTTGTTTTTTCCATTCTTCTAAATTAGATTCAGTTAAATTTCTTCCAGTTGCTCTCACTAAATCATTGTGAGATACATTTTTTAAAATGCTATTTAATTGTCTCATTTCACTATCAGAAAATGAATCTAACTCAGTTTTATCAAAACCTAAATATTTTAATAACTGTGCTTCTCCAATATTTACAGAAGTATATGTATCTTTTCTCTTCTTCCTAAAACCTTTTCTGTACTTAGATGACCCTTTTTCTAATGCAGAAATATCAGTGAAATGTTTTCCACTTAACATAGCATCTTTAAATAAGTCAATGTTTCTATTGCCCCTTGAAATATAAGAAAGTGTTGGATTTTTAGAAATATCAGTAAGTACTTTATCTGAAAAACTCTTTACTATTTCATTATTTCTTTTTAATACTTCTGTCAAAGTTTGCATAGCTTTTATCTGCTCATTATATCTATTTGTATTTTCTTGATTTCTTTTATCTATTTCAGCAGCTTTCTTTTTACCTTTTCCAAAACCTAATGCTGATCCTAAAGTTTTAACAATACTTAATCCACCAGTTGCTATTCCAACAATAGAACTTATAGATGTTATTCCTGAAGTAAAACTATCTATTCCACCTGAAAACATTTTCGTTATTGATTTCATGTCAAAATTTTTATAAGATGTTGCTATATTAGCAAAATTTCCTAATATACTTCCAACATTACTTATTGTTTTACTTCCTGTAACTTGTCCTAATTGAGAGAAATTAGAAGCTAATATATTTATACTATCGATTAAATCATTTACTTTTTTTAATTTAATTGCTATTTCTTGTAAATGTTCTACTTCATCTTCTGATGCTTTTTTCTTTTGTTTTGCCATTTCAATATTTTCTCTTAAATACTTAGCATCTTCTTCAGATAAATTTTCTAAGTTAATATTATGCTTTTCATATGTTTTTATTAAGTCTCCAAGAACTTTAGCTTTTTCCTCATGATAGTTTTCTTCTGATATTTTTCCCTTTTTTAAATTTATTTCTAAATCTTCTAATTTTTCTTTAACACCTTCTAAAGCTTCATCAATATCAAATTTTTTTATCTTAAATTCTTTTTCTTGTAATTGAACTTGTAAGCTTTTAGCTAAATCAATATTTCCATTATCAACTGCTTCTTTTATATATCTTTTTAAAATACTTATTTGATTTTTGATTTTATCTATATCAGAAGTTCCTATAATATCATCATAGTTTATCTGATTTTGCATATCTTTTTGAAATGCACCATAGATATCTTTAACATCTTTAGCTATTGATTTACTATGACCTTTTATAGCCTTAGTTGCTTTAGCTACTTTTTCTGTTTTTCCTTCAAGAGATTCTGATTGAGTTATTTTAGAATGAATTTCAGAAGCAGTAACAGGATCTATTCCAGAAGCTACTATTTTTTTATAAATTTCTTTTAGTTCTTTTAAATTAGCATTATTATATTTACCATTTTTCCAATTAGATAATAATTTGTTCGCATCTTCAGTTGCTATTTTATCTAATTCATTTATTTCTTTATTAGCTTCTTTATGTGCTTTTACCCTATCCTTCTCATTTTTTACTATTTTAGAATATTCTTTTTGATAATCAGGTGTTTTATTTTTAGCTCCACTCGAAATTTCTAAAGATCTTTCAAATGCTATTTTTTCCGAAGAAAACTTTTTTTCAAATTCATCATTACTTTTTCTAATATCTTCTACGATATCATCTACTTTTTTTATCCTTAAACTTTCAGCATTAACAAAATCAATTACTGCTGCCTTTTTAGTGGAATTATATATTTTCAATTCCTTTTGTAATTCTTTTGATGCTCTTTCATCACCTGTGGCTGCCTCATCATATAATCTCTTTATTTTAAATATCTTTTTTTTACTAAGTCTAACAGATGGATCAAACCCATTATTTTCAGCTGCTATCTTTGTTACTTGCTCTTGAGATTCTAATTGATATTTTGCTATTTGATTAGAATATTTTTGAATTTTTTTTCCTTGTTCAACAGCTCTATCTGAGACAAATTCTTCTAAAGCTTTCTTTTTTATTTGTTGTATTACAACTTCAATAGCTTCTGCAACTTTATAATAAGCTTCTGCTTCTTTTCCAATTTTTCCAATTAAATCGGGATACATAGCTAACAATCTTTCATATATCTCGTTTCTTTCTCTTTCGCTATCTGGAGTTCCTAAGCCTTCAAGATACATTTTTGATAATTCTACATATCTATCTTTTAATTCTTCTAAATTCCTTTTTTCGTTTATAAAATCAAAAAGATAGTCCGATTGAGATTTTTTGCTAAGCATATCATCAACGGCTTCTGCTATACCATTAAACATATGAACAACTTTAGTAGCAAATGGCAATAGTTTTTGCCCCATAGCTGTTGCAATATTATCTATTAATCCTTCTGCTTTCTTTAATGAGTTAGCATATCCATCAATAGTTCTACTAGCATCCCCTTGAATATATGTAGTCATTTCCATTAACTTATTATATCTTAGTTGCATTTTTGTTGCTGTATCTAATTCTTGCCATTTTTCTTTTATACCTTTAGATAAAGCATATTCCGCCATAGTAGTATCATTTAAAATTAATCCATATCTTTTTAATGCCTCTGTTTCTCCTGTTAATGCTCCTTTTATTGCAGTAAAAGCTTCATCATCGGTAACATTAAAGAAAGAAGAAAAATCAGCAGTGAAAGTTGCTAAATCCTTAGATATTTGTTTAAAAAATGAAGTATCAAATCCTGCACCTTTAAACATTGAACCATATACACTAGCAAAATTTTGCATTTGGTAAATACTTCTACCTACTTCCTTATCAATAGTTCTCGCCCATTGTTCAATTTCTTTTGTAGAAGATTCAAAAACTTGTTGAGTAACATTTGCTAGTTCATCCATTTTAGAAGCACTTTCTATTGCAAACTTTCCCAGATCTTTTATTTTATTTCCAACATATAAAACTGCTGCAGCTACTCCAACTTTTTTTATCATTCCTAATGAATCAGATAACTTTTTAGCTCCATCACTACCTTTTCCAAAATTATCTTGTAGTTTCTTTAACTCATCATTTGTTTCATTTATTTTTTTAGAGAAGTCTTTTAATTCTTTTGAATACTTATCAACAACTTCTATAACTGTCTTTAATTTCTTATCACTCATATTAACTTCCCCTTTTTCTCATTTCTGAATAAATTTTATTTGTTACTCTTAAGATAAAATTGATTTTTTCAATAAGCCAATAAGGATGATCATCATAACCTTTATCTAATGGTAATCTATGAATATAATAATAAGAACTATCCATACCTTTAGTTTCAAAGTACATATTATACCTATGAATATCATTAATTATTTTCTGATATTTATCCTTATTGGCTGCTTTATGTCCTCTCATATAAAAAGAACAAGCCTTATAGTAGACTTGTTCTATATCTTGAAACCCCTATTTTCAGAGTTCCTCATTATTTCATCTAATATTTTTTGAAAAGTATGAGGCTCTTTATCAAAGAATTTCATTAAATTTTCTGCTGTTTTATCCACTTCTTTATTTTCTAAAGTAATCTTTAAAGTTTGTGCCAATAATAACTCAAATTCTGGCATTTCTTCAAAAGTATAATGAATTTTAACAGTTTCAAAAGCTTTTGCATCAGATAAAACTCTAACAGTTTCACGAGGTTTATTATAGAAATTCATCATATTTCTAAATGTTCCTACAGTTTCAACTGCTATAATATCTCCATCTTTCCCATAGTTAACTATATAACTAACTTTCTTTTCTTCAATAGGTTCTTTTATATCCTCTGTTTTTTCTTTTTTCATTTCCTACTCCTTACGCATCATGGTAATTTTCAAATGTTATTTTAACTGGTGTTTGTGATGCCTTATCATAATATGCACTTAATTCTTTTGTCATTCCACCAGCACCATCTAAATTAGTTGCTTCTACATTTGATACTTTTACATTTGGAAATTCTAATTTAACTATTTTTGTTGGATCTGTTGTTTCTGCTAAAGTAACTTCTACAACATAAGATGTATTTTTTCTTAGCATTTCATAAGCACTTTTATAACTATCTTTATCAAAACTATTGAAAGTTAAATTAAGCCCAACTGTTCCTCTATCAGCTTGTCTAATTTTAGTTGTATAGACTGTATTTAAAGCACCTTTTCCTTCAAGTTTATTATCAATATTTATGTCTATTGATTCTATTTTTGCAGTCATATCTGTTGAAGTTTCTTTTATAACAGCACCTAAACAAATTAGAGATTCACCTTTTAATGCAACAGGAGTAGCATTTATTTTATTATTTAATACCTTGTGTTCTTTTCCTAGAATATTAGCAGTTACGTTTACAAATGCTTCCATTTGAGTGCTAATTTTTAAACTAGAAACTAAACAATCTTGAGCATATTCTGCTATGTCATCTTCAATATTATTTGAAATAAGTGTTAAGAAATTATCAAATGGTCCAGGTAAAAAATCTTGGTTTTTTCCACTTTTTGTTCCTTTAAATCCAGCACCCTCTAATAATATTTCTAATTGCCCTGTTGTTGCTTCAATAGTTAAATCACCGTTAACTTCAACTTTTGATACAAATCCATCTCTTTCCCATCTTCCAGCACCTATTGCTTTACTTGTTGTCTTATTTACTTTAGGTACTACACCATAATTTGTACAATCTAATTGATTTAATCCAGTTAATTTAGCAGTACCTTCTGCAGTTTGTTTTCCAACTAAAAATTGTATATCCATTTTTTACCTCTCTTTCACGATTAATTCAGCATTAATATTAACTATTGCACTATAAATTTCATCATCGTTACCATAATTAAAACTTACTGAATAGTCCATATTTATATAACTTTTTCTTAATTCCAAATCTTCACATAGTAACTTCATTTGTTTCTCAAACCAAGTAATAGATGGCATTATGTTAGAATAATTATCCTCAAGATAGATTAAATTTACAGTTCTATCATATTCTTTTTTATGATTAATACTTATTGTTTCTGCATTTAAATTTTGAGGTTGAATTATAAATATTCCTTTTTTTAAATCTACTCCTGTAAGGTCTGTATTAATAAAATCACATTTCTTTTCAGTAATATTTTCAATAGTTTTTTTCAATTTAGAATAGAATGAATTATCATCGTCTAAATTAACTTTTTTAATATTACATTCCATTAATTCAATAATTGTATGAGCTTCTTTTTCAATTATTTCAATTTCATAATTCAAAACTTTAAAATCTTGAATATCAAGAGTGATTTTATCTATTAATTCATCGGCTACTTGAAATATATCCAAATCTTTTTCTCCGTGATAGATAACATCAACCGTATAAACTTTATTGAATTTTACTCCAGCTATTGTTGTATCCCTATGATTTACTAATTGTAATGTAAAACTAGGAGTTGTAAAACCTTGTGTTATATCATTGATATTTATTTTTTTACCAGGATAATTTTTGGTGATAGCTTTTGCTATATTATTTAAAACCTTCATTACTCTTTATCCTCCATATATTTAGCTAAATTCCTATTAAATACTGCTTGCCTAATTTTATTTATTTCAGTTACTGAATTAGTCATCATAAATCTACCTTTAACCCAACTAGCTTTTAATTTTTTACCAATAGCTGGTACAAATCTCCCTGGTGTTTGTCTATGCCCATATTCAACATAAATAGCATATCTTGCAACATTATAAAGAGTAATAAATCTTTTATCATCACTCTTTATAACTTTGGATACATACCAACTTCTCCTTAAATTTCCACCTATGTGATTAATAACAGTTTTTGTTTTATACTTGCCTTTATTTTTACCTTTTGCATACCTTGCAAGTTCTCCTGTTTTATCTCCAAAGTATTTAAACTCTTTTATACTTTTTCCAACAGGAGTTTTTCTGATAACTTTATTTAATAACCTTCCACCTAACTCACTCAAAGAATCATCAATAGCTTTATCATAGTTTTGCTCTGCTAGGTCTAAGCGGTTAGAATTTGCTA